AATTATTACATTTTTCTTTATAAATTTTTTCCCATTCTTTTTTATTCATCATATAATTAGATTAGAAAATAAATTTATAAGGAAGAATATTCTCCAAATTCATATCCGGGTAAACTTTCAAAAGAGTCAGTGCAAGTTCCAGTAATATTTTTAGTGTCTTCAAAGTTTTCTTTTAAAATATTACAAGAATTGCAAGTGGCATTTGTAAAGTCATCTTTATCAGAATCGTCTTTATCAGAATCTTCTTTATCAGAATCTTGGGTATCAGAATCTTGTGTATCAGATTTTTCAGTAGTTGGATTCATTTCACTATTAATTAATTGATTTATCTGTTCAGTTAAAGTATTAAGCAAATCTGGACTTAATTCTTCTGTTATAATGTTAATAGGTTGTTGAACTGTTTTTTCTTCTACTGCAGTTTTTTCATCTGCATCATCTAAATCATCTACATCATCTGCATCATCTGCATCATTTACTTTAGGAGAAACCTTAGGCATAGTCATGGGCATAGTCTTAGACATAGTCTTAGACATAGTCTTAGGCATAGGCATAGTCATAGGCATAGTCATAGGCATAGTCATAGGCATAGTCGTATTAGGTTCTGGTAAATTTAATTTTTTTGCTTCAATTGCAGCATCACTTTCATAAGGAGCATAACCAGCAATTTGATCATAATCGCTTGTTGACATTGCAGGTTCAACTTCAGAATCATCTGCTACAGATGGTGCAAAATTTTGAAAGTTTTCATTTACTCTATTTCCAACAATGTTGATAACTTGGTCTGCGGTATCTTGACCCTGTAAAGTTTGTAAAGTAATTAATAAAGCAACTGCTGAAATAATTGCAACAGCAGGATTGTGAGTTGCCATATATGCAATTAAAAACATAAAAATCAATTTAAACCAAAAGTTTTTAAAGATTGCGGTAACTGATTTAGGTAATTTAGGAGCAGCTAAAGAAGCATATAATACTAAAAATAAACATAATATAGTGCTAACTATTTTATTATTATCAACAATAGACATTGCTGAATTAACTTTTTTATTAAATTCTTCAGATAAATCGGATAGTTCCATTAATATATATTACATTATAAAAAAATTTAAATGTTTTTAATAAATTAGAATTTAAAGATTTATTTGTTTTATTATATAATAATAAAACAAATGCAACATAAAACTATATTATCAAAAGATGGTTATTTATTAACTAAAAAATTATTTTCACCTACAGAAATTAATAATATTAGAAACGAACTAACGGTCGAGCCAATGAAATTTGGTGTAAGTTATGGAAAAAAGAAAGAAGAAGAAAACTTAGCTTTCAAGGTTTTTAGAGAAACAGAAGACTATTTAATTATTCCTAAATACTTTGGTTTACAAAAGTTTGGAAAACCAGATGAGAATAAAGAATTAAAAGGAGAACCAATTAATGTTACCTTTAAGGGTAGTCTTAGAGAGGAACAAACTAAAATTACTGATGTGGTTTTGCCGTATATGGAAAAGAATGACGGGGGTTTGATCTGTCTCGGGTGTGGTGGGGGCAAATGCTTAGGTAAAGATACAGAGGTATTAATGTATAATGGGACAATAAAATTAGTACAAGATATTCAAGTTGGCGATGTATTAATGGGAGATGATTCTACGCCTAGAAATGTGTTGACAATTGCAAGAGGTAGAGAAATGATGTATAAAGTTAAAGGTTCAAAAGGTGATGGATATATAGTAAATGAAAGTCATATTCTTTCACTTAAATATGGTACAACTAAAGGAAAAATGATTAAAGGTAATGTTATTGATATGTCTGTAAAAGATTATTTAAAATTACCTCCTTATTATCACGGAAAAGGTAGCCCTCTTCGTGGATATAGAGTTCCTGTTACATTTCCAGAAAAAGAATTAGAAATTGACCCATATTTATTTGGATATTGGTTAGGAGACGGACATTCTTATAGTACACGAATATCCACACAAGACGCAACTGTAATTAAATATATTGTTGATTGTTTTAAAACAAAACATAAATCATTATATCTAAAGTATATATCTAATTATGATTATAGAATAAACTCTTTAAATAATAATAACATTTTCACAGATTTTCTTAGAAAATATAATATTTTAAAAAATAAACATATTCCTTTACATTATAAATGTAATTCGAGAAAAAATCAATTAGCATTATTAGCTGGAATAATTGATTCAGATGGATATAATCATAATAATTGTTTTGAAATTGTTCAAAAAAATGAAAAATTACTTGATGATATAATTTATTTAGCCCGGTCTTTAGGATTTTCTGCTTTTAAAAGTAAAAGGAATAAAACTTGTACTAATGCACCTGGTGGACCAAAAACGGGTGTATATTATATTACAAACATATTTGGTTCAGGTTTAGAAGAAGTTCCGGTTACTTGTTTAAGAAAGAAAGCACATCCAAGACAACAAATTAAAGATAACTTAAATTATTTAATAAAACTTGAAAAATTAAAAGAGGATGATTATTATGGATTTGAAATAGATGGTAATAGGAGATTTTTATTAGGAGATTTTACCGTTACTCATAACACCGTCCTCTCCTTATTCATTTCTAGTTATTTCAAAGTGAAAACCCTTATTATAGTCCATAAAGGTTTTCTCTTAAATCAATGGAAAGAAAGAATTGAACAATTCACTGATGCTAAAGTTGGAATTATTCAAAGAGATGTTATGGATGTTGATGGAAAAGATATTGTTATAGGAATGATTCAATCAATTGCTAAAGAAAAATATGACCCTGATATATTCAGAGACTTTGGATTAGTTATTTTCGACGAAGCTCACCACGCACCATCTAAATATTTTTCCAGAGCTTTACCATTGATTGCTGCTAAGAAAACATTAGCTTTATCAGCAACTCCTAAAAGAAGTGATAAATTAGACAAGGTATTATATTGGTACTTTGGTCCAATTATGTTTAAGAATGAATTAGAAGAAAATACAACTGTGCTAACTAAGATTTATAAATATAAAATAGTGCACGATAAATTCGTTGAAAAGAAAATGAGAGGTGGGATGGATGTAAATCGTCCTGGGACTATAACTAATATAGTAACTATAGGAAGGAGAAACAAATTTATTATTGATATTGTTGAAGAAATATTGTTAGAAGAACATAGAAAAGTTATTATATTAAGTGAAAGGAAAGAACATTTAGAATTATTAAAGAAAAGATTAGATGAAAGAGAAATAGCGACCAGTGGTTTTTATGTTGGAGGAATGAAACAAAGTAAATTAGATGAATCAGCAAATTGTCAAGTTATTTTTGGAACATTTCAAATGGCATCAGAAGGTTTGGATATTAAAGGATTAAATACTTTGGTAATGGCCTTACCTAGAAGAGAGATTGAACAAACAATTGGAAGAATTACCAGAGACCCAAACAGTCCGGTGAGACCATTAGTGATTGATATCACTGATGATCTTGAATCTTTTGTTAGACAGAGTTATGTTAGAAGAAAATATTATCGTACAAATGGATTTCAAATTAAATATTATGAAGTTGATGAAAATCAAATAGTTTTTGAAGAAGATATTACAACTACTCATGTTCCTGAGGAAAAGAAAAGTTGGGTAAAATTAAGTCAGAAGATGTTGATTTTATTGATTAATTAATATATGAAAAAAATATTTTAAAAGTTATTATAATATGGATATTTATATTATAATTTTTATAATTATATTAATAATTTTATTTTTTTATTGTATTAGGGATAGCATTGATAATTTTGAATCTACACCAGCAGTTAATCAATCATTAACTGGTATTGATGATGCTAATGCAATAAATACATTAGCACAAATTTCAACTCAATTAATGGCAGGTGGACTTACTGTACCAGGTAATATGAATATAACTGGTAAATTAACCGTTGGTTCTAATTTACTTACTTTACCAAAGGGAATGATTGTTGCATATAATGGATCTGAAGCTCCTGATGGCTGGGCTATTTGTGACGGAACTAAGGGTACTCCTGATTTAAGGAATAAATTTATTATTGGTGCTCAAACATCAAGACCATTAGGAACAATTGGAGGAAATGCAGCAATCTCATTAACTGCAGCTAATTTACCAGCTCATAGACATATTTCTGTTTTTATCAATGAAGATGGTACTGGTCCTCGTTGGAATTGGGAAAATAATAATTGGGTAGGTAATGGGAGTGGTGGATTTTCTGGAGGGGGCGATGCTCGTTTTGGAACTGGAGGAAGTCCTTATCTTACAGGAGATGGTACAAAAGTAGACAGGAGTGAATCAGGATTGGTTAATAAACCTATTGATATATTACCTCCTTATTATGCCTTAACTTATATAATAAAAATTTAAATAAATTAATTAAAGAATATATTTTCTGGAATACACTACATATTACTTCCAAATATTGTAATAAATTTCTTAATTGATACATTAATTTTATAAAAAATATTTTAAAAGTTATTATAATATGAACATTTATATTATAAGTTTTATAATTTTTATAATTATTATTTTAATTATTTATTGTATTCAGAATAATATTGAAAATTTTGAATCTAGTCCACCCAAAAATCAATCATTAACAGGTATTGACGATGCTAATTCAATAAATACCTTAGCGCAAATTTCAACTCAATTAATAGAAGGAGGACTTACTGTACCAGGTGATATGAATTTAACTGGTAAATTAAACGTTAGTTCTAATTCATTTACTTTACCAAAGGGTATAATTGTTGAATTTAATAGTACTGTTGCTCCTGATGGATGGGCTATTTGTGATGGAACTAACGGTACTCCAGATTTAAGGAATAAATTTATTATTGGTGCTAAACCTATAGAAGGACCTTATGGTGCTTTAAGTATACCATTAGGAAAAACTGGAGGAAATCAGACAATTTCATTGGCTCCAGATAATTTACCACCTCATAGACATATTTCAATTTTAATCAATCCAGATGGTTCCGGTCCTCGCTGGAATTGGGGAAGTAATGATTGGTTAGGTAATGGAAATCCTGGATTTTCTAGAGGTGGCAGTGCTGGTTTTGGAACTGGAGGAAGTCCTTATCTTACAGGACATGGCACAAGAATACTCAACGGCGAGTCAGGATTAGGAAGTACACCTATTGATATATTACCTCCTTTTTATGCTTTAACTTATATAATGAAAATTTAAATAAAAAATAATAATTTACTATAAACAAATAAATTATTATTTATTAATGAAAGAACATATTTTCTGGAATACACAACCTATTGATATTTCTAAAAATTCAATAGAAAGTAAATCTATTAAAGAATATAATATTAATGAAATAAGAAAAGAACCTTTTGCTCTACCAGATAATTTTGAATGGACATTAATAGATTTAACCAATGATGAACAATTAACTCTATTCCAAATATTTCTATCAAATTATTATTATTATAATGATAAAGAACCTAATCGCTATGTTAATTATAGTAAAGATATTCTAAAGTGGTTTTTAATGCCACCTACTTATTTTTCTGATTTAATTATTGGAGTTAAATATAAAAATAAATTATTAGCAACTATTTGTGGAATTCCAATGAAAGTTAACTTATTTAATAAAATAATAGATATTATTGAAATTAATTTTTTGTGTGTACATCCTAAATTAAGAAATAAAAATTTAGCACCATTAATGATTAAAGAAATATCAAGAAGAATTAGTTTGCATCAAATATGGCAAGCATTTTACACTGGAACAAATGATTTACCAAATAATTTAGTTCAATTAGGGTGTTATATGAAACCATTAAATTTAGAAAAGCTAAAAGAAACAGATGGATTATCATATAATTTAACCCCTTTAATTAAAAGTTTAAATATTAGAAAATTAGAAGAACAAGATTGTGAAAATTGTTGTAATAAAATGAATAAATTTAATGAAAAGTTTAAATTAAGTATATATTTTACATTAGAATATTTTAAACAACATTTTTTACCAATAGATAGTTACGTAGTAGAAATAAATAATAAAATAACAGATTTTATTTCATTTTATAGTGTTCCAATAATAATTAAAAATAATAAGATTAATCAAATCAATAAATATAACTTGTATTATTATTTCTATACTGAAACAAAATTGAAAACATTAATAGAAAATGGTTTATATTTATTAAAAGAAAAAGGCGCTGACCTAGTTTCTTGCTTGGAAAATTATGATAATGAAAGTTTTGTAAATGAATTAAATTTTATAAAAGGAAGAACAGTATTAAATTTTTATTTATATAATTGGACTTGTCCAAACATAAATAATAATGAAATGAATATAATAATGGTTTAAAAGTCTCGCATTCCTAAAGTAGATTCTCCATCATTGAATGGATTATATTGATTATTATCTAAAAATAATTTTAAAAATCCTCCATCTTGTTCATCGCTTAATTCTGGAAGTTTTCTACCAAATTTTTTTCCTAATTTTGGAAATTTCATTTTTCCACTAAATAACATTACAGCTGCAATTATTATAACCACGCCAATTACTGCAGCAATAATCATATAAGGACCTGATAATAAATTAAAAAATCCCTTTGCTATTTCTGTTAATCCTGTCATAATTGAAGATGTTTTCTCTGTCTCAATTTTAATCGTAACATCCTGACCAGTTTGTGCTTCTGATTTTGAAGTATTTGATGTATCAGTTTTAAGAGTATTTGAAGAATCTAATCCAGCTTTTTGAACAACTTTTGTTCCTGATTTAAAATCAAATAAACATTTAGATAAACTCTCATTATTTATTTCTTGTTTTAAATTAGTTTTACTTCCATCTTTAAGTTTAACTTCTTGGTAAGCAAATGTATTATTATTAATAAGCATTTGTCTACATTCTCCAATAGAATTTTGTGTCATTGTATTCTTAAGTGAATTTTTTAAGTTAGTTTCAAAAGTACTATCATTTAGAGTTTGATTAAAAATTTTTTGTTTAACTGATGATTTAATTGCACTATAACTTTTATCACTTGAACTTCCACCACTTACACTTTGTATTACATCTTTAACCATTCCAGTAACAGATTTAACCAATGCTTCTGGGCCTCCTGCATCTCTTTCTGATTGGGTTAATCTTGCTGCTTGTTGCATTTGAGAAGCTACAGAACTATCATTTTTAATTTTATTATCAATTTCACTCATTACTTTATTAATTAACTCCTGCATTGATGCAGCATCATTAACAATAGTTGTAACTGCTTCCATTACAGCTTTTGCTTTAATACTTTGGTTAAGACCAAATTCACTATCTTGACCTGTTGTAAAATTTGTACCACTTATAATATTACTATTACCCATAGTTTGTTCAAGTTTTGCAGCACTTTCTTGAACAATTGAATTTGTTGTATCAGTTACTGTGTTCACTATATTTTTACTAATATTATTTGTAATATTGGTAATTTCAACAGAAAGTTCTTGCTCAACGATTTTTGTAATTTCAGTATCAGTTTTTCCACCCATTATATGTATATAATTATACTTATAAAAAATATTTAAAAACTAAATATTTATATATGGGAAACAAATTTTCAAAATCGAATACTAATCAATTGAATAATGCTACACCTGAATCAGATTTAATAAAATATATATCAGACTTTTATAAAAATAAATATAAATTTTTAGGAAAATACGAGGGAACTAAATTTTCTAAAAATGTTGTAGATGATGATATGATTAAAGGAATGTTAGCAAATACCAATACTTATAGTAAAAAAGGAGATGCAAATTTTAATAAAAAAAGAGCTTGTTGTTTAAAAAATTATTATATTCCAATGAGTTTACCATCTTATGACTCTAATCTTAAAAAGGTTGTTACTACAACTTTACAAGCCCCAATATTTAATAATGTAGGCGAATTGAATGCTTTAAATTGTACTTTTGATGGTGATAATTGGATTAATACTAAAGCAGACCCAATTAATTCTGGTTTTAATATTCCAACTCAACAGTGTGGAAATTTTTATCAAGATTATTGCAATACTGTTCATGATAATAGAAAAATCGCATATCCTACTAATTCAACAACTGGTCCTTATTCTCCATTATCAGAACCTGTCATGCCTGACCCATATTCAATTATTAATCCTTTTTATGATTGCAACTGTTTAAATAGTAACTTTATTAGAAATAAGGATTTCCAAGATATTTCAGGAGTTACACCAGATATTGCAGCACAATCATTAGATATTAATTGTCTAAATAGTGTTAATAATGGAACTGCATTTATTAAATCATATAACAGAAATAAAGAACTTTGTATAAATAATGTTAATTTAAAAAATGCCCAAATAAACATTGGTGAAAATTCTAAATTAAATCTTGATCAACAAATGAGTTGTGCATCTAGTATTAAAAGTTCATCAAGCGCAGATGATAAAAATACATCTAATAATAACTCAAATTCTAGTAATAATAGTAATACAAATAATAATACAACAAATAATAATTCTGCAACAGGACCTGGTTCTAGTAAAAAAAATTCTGATACAACAAGTTCTGTAATGACAAGTATTGGTACAAATTCATCCTCTAATATTACTTTAATTATAATAGTTTCTGTAGTAGCATTATTAATATTTATATTAATAATATATTTAATTATGAGAAAAAAAAGTAAGAGCATCGATTACGATGAATAAAAAAATTATTTTAACTTAAAACTTTTCCTATGAAATTTACTCATCCCATATTTATGAATTCCTTCAATATGTTTCTTTGTTCCATACCCCATATTGCTTAATAATCCATATTTCTCATCCAAATCTGGATTTTCAAGACAAATCTTTTTAATATATTCATCGTGATATTCTTTAGCTATAATTGATGCAGCCGCAATTGAATAATATAACGAATCACCTTTTACTACTGATTGGACTTTATAGTCAGTAAATTTCTTTTCCCATCCAACTCCATCAATTAATAAATGAGTTGGTTTAAAATCTAAATTATTAATTGCTCTATCCATTGCTAATTTAGTTGCTTCTAAAATATTTATTTTATCTATTTCTTCTGGTTCAGCAAAACCAACGGCCCACTCATCTACATTTTCTTGAATCCATTTTAAAAC